GGAGGCTATAGACAGGAGTATGGTACAGCGCATGATATTGTAAACAGTGTAAACTCAAATGCTTTTACTTACAGGTTTACTAGAAGTACTAACCACGTAAAAGGCTGTACCTGTTGGGAGTGTACTTTTAAACAAAAAGTGTTGAACTCAGAAGAGTTTAAAAATGTTATAAGAAGAGAGACTAACGTTAAAAACCCTGTTCTACATGAGAGTTTTACCTCTGCATACTATCCAGGAGATTTTTTAGGTAGGCACACTGATGAGAAGAGAGGGGTTGCCTTTATATTTAACCTATCCTGGGACTGGAAACCGGAATACGGCGGAATACTAAACGTAGAAAATGGAGATACTTGGACTAGCTATGTACCTGGATGGGGAGACCTAGTCCTACTAGAGTTGGGAGAAAAAGGAGCAGTACACTTTGTTAGTGAAGTTTCTTCCTTTGCACCGAGACCTCGGTTAGCAATATCAGGCTGGTACAATGATGCAGAGAGTTAATCTGTGTGCTACACGCTTTAGAATACTAAGAAACAATTGGTCGACTATTTACCTTGATATAATACAAGCATTTGAAGAGCTAGGATTTGATGTTAGAAAAAGTCGTTTTCTCGATTTACCTGATACTCCTGAACATATCTCTGAAGAAATACTTGATCTTCCTGAAGATATCTACCTCTATAACCATGTTACTCTTAACTGGCTAAAGAATGAAAATGCTTTCTTAGGCAAGAAAACTTTTATTGTAAAACCTACAGGCCCAACACATAAGCACTTTACAATAGATACTGTAGGATACGGTCCTTGCTCTTCTATCGCGTATAAAAAACCTGCCTATGAAGGCATAGAGACAGAAGAATTTTTTAATACTACTGTCAAAGAGATTATCTATAAAAAGCTAAACAAATGGAGTGATAGGGAAGATATTAAATTAACAGAAAGAGCCCCTTATATCCCCGCTAATCATATTCTAGTCCTAGGTCAGATGCCTGGGGATGAAACCGTTACTCAAATGTCTTTTGGTAATCACTTTGATAAACTTCTTAACATAGTAAAGAAACTAGAAGAAACAGTTTCGGATCCTGTTGTAATTAAACTACATCCGACTCTTGAAGTAGAGACCTCTAAGGCAGGAACATGGGAGTCTGTCTATTTACCCATAGTTAAAAAATGGTCAGACAAAGGACATATTGTGATCACAACAGGTGTAAGCATACACGACGTTCTCCCGAACACAAAAGTAGCTATACTGGAAAATAGCACAGCAGGTATAGAGTGTTTTCTACACGAAGTACCTATTATATCATATGGGTTTCCTGAGTATCATTGGGAAACTAAAGACTTAAGACACTTAGATTTACTGCCGGAATATGTTACGGATTTAAGTTGGTGGGATAGAAAAAGAGCAAGAGAGTGGGCTACTTGGTATAGTACAAAATATCAATGTTATGACTACCCCTCAACTGTGGCTCGTATTAAAGAGTTATTATTATAACACCACCAAAAAAATAATTCTTGACATAACACCCCAAGTTAGCTATAATTCTGTAATGGAGGAAATCAAATGAGTGCAGCCCGCTACAACCTAGTTATTGATCAAGGTTCCGACTTTGCCATTAACTTTACAGTCAAAGAAGATGGATCAGCTAAAAACCTGGCAGGCTACTCTGCGCGTGCTCAAATGAGAACTTCAAAGACAGCTACCTCGGTTACAGCTAGTTTTGCTTGTAACATAGCCAATCCCTCTAATGGAACAATAACCCTATCTCTAGCAAATGCAGTGAGTAGCCCTCTAACCGCAGGCACGTATGTCTACGATTTAGAGATTTTTACTGCTAATAATGCTTCGGTAACGAGAATCATCCAAGGTACAGTAGATTTAACTCAGGAGGTTACCCGATAATGGCAATTACAATTACGGCAACTCCTGTACAGAACGGTGTAGAAGTCACAGAGGAAACAACAACTATCACAGCAGCTGGCATAGCCATTGCTAGTACTGTTGCTTCAGCCATGGGAATATCTTCGGTCTCAGGTCTTTCCGCCAGTAACGTGCAAGCTGCTCTTGAAGAACTAGCAGGACAAACTTTTCAACAAGATAACACACCAACAGGGTCTCAAGTCAACGAAGGGGACACATGGTACGATACAGATGATAATCAATATAAAATATATCGCGAAACAAGCAGTGGAGTATTCCAATGGGTGCCTATAATGGTAGGCTCATCCGACGGGGACTCAGATACACTTGACGCAGGAGCCTTTTAAGGCTAATCCCGGAGACCCTAAATGGCTCAAACAATTAAAATCAAACGTAGTACGTTACTACAACCCCCTCAAGCCTTGTCGCAGGTGAACTAGCTTATTCAGGCAAGGCAGATAGTAATAAACTATTTATTGGACACCCCGACGGCACCACAGGTGTTGTTGCTATTGGTGGTCAATATTACACAGGCATCATTGATAGTGCCGCAAGTGCGAACACTGCAAGTAAATTAGTACTACGAGACGGTTCAGGAAACTTTAGTGCAGGAACTATTACTGCAAATATTACAGGTAACGTTAGCGGAAGTGCCGGAACTGTTACAAGCATCTCCGGACATGATACCGATGACCTCAGTGAGGGTTCAACCAATTTATACTTCACTAATGCAAGAGCAAGAGCGGCAATTAGTGCAGGTGGCGACTTATCATATAACAGTTCTACTGGTGTTATTTCTTTCTCTCAGGCGGCATCAGCTGTAACAAGTGTAAACTCTGCAACCGGTGCAGTAACACTCGACACAGACGATGTAGCAGAAGGCTCTACTAATTTATATTATACTGACGCAAGAACAGATACTCGTGTAGATACAATATTAAAGCATGCTGCACATGGTAATATTACTGTTGCTGACGGAGCCGATGGTAAGCTAGTTCTTACTGCGGCAGCACAATATGCAGACAGCGATGCTCGCGGAGCTATTTCTGTTACAGATTCTGGTGGAGATGGTTCACTTGCTTATAATAACTCTACTGGTGTAATTACTTATACAGGCCCAAGTGCTAGTGAAGTACGTGCACATATTTCTGCAGGTACTGGTGTTGGTTTTTCCGGTGGAGAGCTTTCTATCGGTCAGGCAGTTGCTACCACCTCGAATGTAACGTTCAACAACGTATCAGTAGACGGGACACTTAGTTCTGATGACATCACTGCAGCGAATATGACTGCTTCAGGTAATGTTATTGTTACTGGTAATCTTACCGTAAATGGTACAACTACTACTGTTAACTCTAATACTGTTGCCATTGGCGATGCTATTATGACACTGAACAGTGACGAAGCTGGCACCCCTTCTGCAAATGCAGGTCTAGAGGTAGAACGCGGTACTGCAACAAATGTATCTTTACTTTGGAACGAAACCAGCGATAACTGGACTGTGAGCGATGGAAGTGCAACTTCGGTAGTTTTAACTGCTGCTAACTTTGCTAGTACGTTTACGGGCGTGCTTGACGGCGGAACATTCTAAAATAAATTTTTAATCTCTAGCGTACATACGCAAGTTATAGGAGAGCCATATGGCACAAACGATCAAATTAAAGCGCTCGTCTTCGGCGGGCTCTATTCCTACTTCTGGACAACTGGAGTTAGGCGAAGTTGCTATCAATACTGCAGATGGTCGTATGTATATGAAAGACGGAGCCAACTCTATTGTTTGGGTGAATAAGACCTCTGAAATTACAGGAACCACTCCGCAAGCATCGGACGGAACAAATAAGCCCGTAGGGTATGTTTGGTATGTAGTCTAGAATGACTATTAAGGTCTGGAACGGTTCCGCAATACAAGAACCTGAGCAAATAGTAGTTAAAGCTGCAGCGGGAACGTTGCGGTTTGTAAACTATGTCGTACAGAAAGTTACGGATGGAAGTCTGAACACTGTATGGAATGCTATTTATAATACTTCTAGAACGACCCAGACTGCCGCCAGCACATCTACTGCGTTTACCACTACATTTGCAACTAGCAGAACCACTGCTTTTGGCACTACTACCTCTTTTAATACAAATACAGGAACCTCTCGTAGTACTACTAGTACTTATACCACTAGCTACAACACTTCCAATGCTACTTCTAGAAGCACATCTACTGCGTTTACCACTACATTTGGAACCTCAAAGAGTACAACTACTACTTATGTTAGTACGTATGATACAAACAGAGGCACAACAGTAAGTACTACTACTACGTTTAATACTACTTTTGGAACGAGTAAAGCTACTACTACTGCATTTACTACTACGTTTAATACTGCTACAAGTAAAGCAACCACCACCGCGTTTACTACTACTTTTGCTACAAGCAGAGGTACTACAAAAGCCACTACAACTGCGTTTACTACCACATTTGCTACTAGTGCTACAACTAATACTGTATTTACTACTACGTTTAACACTACAACTACAAGAGCAACTACTACAGATTATACAACTACGTATAATACAAGTAAATCTACAGTTGTAAATACTACTACCACGTATACTACTAATTTTAATACAACTAAAAGTACGACTACTACTTTTAATACGAGTATTGGAACAGGTACGAGTAGAGCTACTACAACGACGTACACAACTACGTATAACACCTCGCGTGCCACAACAGTAGCTACAACCACTAATTACACAACCACATTCAACACTAGTAGAACTACAACTATTTCTACTACTACTACTTTTAATACTGCGACAACTCGCAGTACGACTACCACGTATACTACTTCATATAATACCTCTAGAGGTACTAGTAGGTCTACGAACGTCAGCACAATTACTACTTTTAATACCTCTAAAAGTACCTCAAGATCCACCACTAGTGTCTTCAATACGGCAACTTCTAGAGGCACGGACAGAGCTACTACCACAGTCTATAATACAAGTAGGGGCACAAGTAGAGGTACAAGCAAAAGTACTACGACTACATTTGCTACAGGTACTACACGCAGTACTAGCACTGTATTTAATACAAATACTTCTCGAAGCACAAATAGGGCCACTACTTCTGTATATGATACTAGCAGAGGGACTTCTCGTGTAACAAGCAAAAGTACTTCAACTGCTTTCCTTACAGCTACTACTCGTAGTACTACAACTACATATAACACTAGTAGAGGCACAAGTAGGATTACAAGCAAGAGTACTACTACCACGTTTGCTACAGGCACAAGTAGAGGCACTACAACTGCCTTTAATACTACTACCACGTTCACAACTTCTAGAGCGTCAAATACTGTATACACTACTACTAGAGCAACAGGCACTAGCAGAGGTACTACAACTACTTTTAATACAACTACAACTCGTGGAACTACGACTGCGTTTAATACTACTACTACTTTTGTAACGAGTAAAGGTACTACAACTGCGTATACTACAAGTACAGTATTTAATACGAGTAAGTCTACTACGACTGCGTTTAATACTACTACTACTTTTAACACAAATAAGAGTACTACAACTGCGTATACTACAAGTACTGCATTTTTAACAAGTAAGTCTACTACGACTTCGTTCAACACTACGACTACGTTCACAACAACTCGTGTTTCTAGTACCGCATTTACTACGACTACTACCCGAGCGACAGCTACTAGTAGGACCACTACTTTTAATACAACTACTACCCGAGCAACCGGAGAGTCCAGAAGCACTACAACTGCCTATAATACAAGCCGTACTACAACCTTTGTTACTACTACTACTTTTGGTACTGCTACAAGCAGAGCAACAGGTGAATCAAGGGGAACTACCACTACGTTCAATACTTCTAGAACCACGGCGTTTAATACTACTACTACTTTTGGTACTGCTACGAGCAGAGGCACCACAGAGTCTAGAACTACAAGTACAGTATTTAATACTTCTAGAACTACTGCCTTTAATACTACTACCACATTTGGCACTACTACGAGCAGAGGAACCGGAGAGTCTCGAACTACTTCAACTAGTAGAGGAACAGCTACTAGTCGTACTACGACATTTGGTACTACTACAAGTCGTACTACTACTTTTGGTACAACTACTTCTTTTGGAACAGCTACCTCAAGGGGTACCGGTGAGTCAAGAGGTACAACAACAAGCCGAGGCACGAGCAGAGGTACAGCAGAGTCAAGGGGTACAACAACAAGCCGAGGAACAAGTCGAGCTACGGGTGAGTCTCGTACTACAGCAACTAGCAGGGGAACGAGCAGAGGTACAGGAGAGTCACGAAGTACTACTACTACTTTTGGTACTACTACAGCTTATAATACTACAACTACTTATAACACAAGCCGTACTACCACACTTGGTACTAGTCGTGTAACTAATAGAGCCACAAATACAGGTGCAGCAGCTTCCCGTAGTACTACAACTACTTTTGCTACAATAGTTGATGTTTCAACTTCTCGCAATACGACCTACTTAGAGCAGACTGCTATAGGTACTTTTTACGTTACTTACTACTATAGTAGGGGGAACCAATCCCGTAATACTTATCGTGTTACTCATTACTGGGTAAGCACAACTAATAGTACTAGCTTTACTGTGAGAACTTACCCTAATACAACCAGGTCTACTACTACTGTATTCTCTACTAACTGGAATACCAGTACATACTTTACTACTTCATTTACTACGGGCAGAACTACTACTTTTGCTACAAGCCGTAGTACAGGAGAGTCTAGAGGAACTGCTACAAGTAGAGGTACTACTACATCTTATAACACTACTACTAGCTTTACTACTACTTTCGGTACTACTACCAGCTATACAACTACTACCAGCTTTACTACTAGTTTTGCTACTACTACAAACTATACAACGACTACTACGTTTACTACAGCTTTTGGTACTACTACAGCTTATACCACTACTACTACCTTCACTACTACGACTAGTAGAGGTACAAATACAAGCCGTACTACCACATTTGGAACAGCGACATCTAGAACTACTACGTTTGGTACTACAACTACGTTTGGTACTACTACAGCATATACAACTACTACTGCCTTTGTGACTGCGACTAGCAGGGCAACGGGTACAAGTAGAGGTACTACCTATGCTACAAGCCGTGGAACAACGACAACATATAGTACTAGTACTGTATTCGGTACTGCTACAAGTAGAGCAACAGGTACTAGCCGTACTACCACATTTGGAACAGGCAGAACTACTACTACCTCTTATACCACTACCTCCGTATTTGTAACAGCCACTTCTAGAGGTACAAATACAAGCCGGACAACGACTTTTGTAACAAGTAAGTCTACTACTACAGCGTATACTACGACTACTGCCTTCGCCACTGCGACTAGCAGAGGTACTACTTTTAATACTACTACAGCTTTTGGAACAGGTACAAGTAGAGATACTACTACTGCCTTCAATACTAACCGAGCTACAGGTACAAGTAGAGGTACCACAAGTACGTACACTACTTCCAGAAACACCGCAGAGTCCCGTAGTACTAATACAATATTTAATACTAACCGAGCTACAGGTACAAGTAGAGGTACTACTACCACGTTTGGTACAAGCAGAGGTACTGCTGAAAGTAGAACTACTACTACTGCCTTCAATACTAATCGTGCTACAGGTACAAGTAGAGGTACTACAACTGCCTTCGTAACAGCCACCTCTAGAGGTACAACTACGGCTTTCAATACTACTACAGCTTTTGATACTACTAAGAGCACTACTACTGTATTCAATACTAATCGAGCCACAGGTACAAGTAGAGGTACTACAACTGCATTTAATACAAATACTACCCGTAGTACTACAAGTACGTATACAACAAACTTTACTACTACTTTTGCTACGAGCAAGGCTACTACGACCACGTTCAATACTACGACTACTCGTAGTACAACGACTACGTATACTACTGCATTTTCTACTGTATTTAATACTTCGCTAAGTACTACAACTACATTTACGACCACGTTCCTTACTTCAACAAGCAGGGCGACTACTAGCGCATTTAATACAAATACTACTCGTAGTACAACTACTGCGTATACGACTAACTTTACGACTACTTTCGCTACCAGCAAATCTACTACTACAGCATTTACAACTGTGTTTAATACAGCTACCAGCAAAAGTACTACTACAACTTTTACAACTACGTTTAATACTACCAAATCTACAGTATCTACGTATACTACGGCATTTACCACTACGTTTGGTACAAGTAATATAACCAGCAAGGCTACTACGACCACGTTTAATACGGCGACCTCTAGAGCTACTACTAGTACTTTTACTACAACATTTGCAACTAGCCGAGGCACTAGCCATAGCACTATTAGTGCGTATACTACTACATTTGGTACAAGTAATATAACTGCTAAAAGCACGACTACTTCGTTTAATACGACTACAGTGTTTTCAACTAGCAAGGCTACTACTACGACTTTTAATACGAGTAGAACTACTACCAACGAAACGGGTTGTACTTACACTACTACTTTTGCGACCAGTAATGTTACTTCTAAGTCTACTACGACAGCATTTACTACTGCTACTTCGAGAACTACTAACTTCGATACAACTACTGTTTTTGATAGCAGCAGAGGCACTACCCGTAGTACAACAAGTGCTTATACAACTACTTTTAATACCTCTGATGGTACTTCAAGAAGCACTACTTCTGTATTCAATACAGCAACTAACAGAGGCACCACTAAGAGTACGACTACAGCTTTCAACACTACAGCATCTACCAGTAGAACAACTTCTAGTGCTTTTGTAACGGTATTCAATACAAATATTACTACTCAAAAGTCTACTACAACAGCATTTGATACTTCTGCGACAACAAGCCGTAGCAGTACAACCGCATTTACAACTACTTTTGGAACTAGTAACCTTACTACCGTAACTACTACTACTGCATTTTCAACAATCTTTGGAACTGCAAGAACAACTACGACTAGTCGTACAACTACTTTTGATACGTCTAAAGGTACTGCTAGATCTACAACTACTACGTTTGGAACAAATACAGTTGTTTACGAACGTGTCACTTCTACAGGCGTAGAGACAGAAGTGTCTTCTGCGTCAGCACATAACTCACGATATTGGGATGGATCACAATGGACGGAATAACCGTTAAAGAATTAAACCACAAACTAGAAACAACGTTAGAGATAGTCATGGAGCACTTCGTAGAAATGGAAGAGCGCATGGAAGACTTAGAAGCCCAGATAGAGGCTTTACAAGATGGCGCTTAAAAAACTAGCAGATAACGAGGAGCTAGGAAACAAGGCAGCACACTTTTTTAAGTCTGGTAATATAGTGCGTAACTCAGAAAACGATGAAGTTACTAAGTTAAAAGATTTCCTACCTAAAACAGGCAACTGGTTTACTCCCTTAGAATACGACATATGGTACGATATAGCCGAAGAAAATATTTTAGGCTATACATACACAGATGTATTTTCTAAGTGTCTCATGCTCAGGGTTGCAAGCATAGAAAAATGCAACCGTACTATGATTCTAGCGGCTAGAGAGCCTATTACTGATGAAGGTATGCGTATATTTAATGAGCTAAAAGACAACAGCCAAGACAAGTATAAGCTAAGTAAAAAGCGTCAGAAGAAGCATAAGTTTGTTATTTTTCTTCCAGGAACTAATATTCTTGACAAGGTTCTGGACTTTGAAAAAGCTAAAAGAGCAGTGGCTCAAGGTGCTGTACTCAAGTGTCACCCTTTGACTGCGCCGGGAATGGTTGCGTATCTTAAGTCAGAGTTTGGTAGAGATAAAGTATTAGCAAAGAAACTCTCTGGCCATAAACTACTTGAAGAGGCAGATATTGTAGGCTGTTGTGCTAACTCGGAGATGGGTATCTTAGCTCTTGCCAAGTCTAAAACACTTTATATGTTTGATAAACAAGACGCCCCTCATACTACCTACAAGTCAATATACAATGCCGTAATCGTGGACGATAAACCTAGCCAAGAAAAATTACAAAGACTTTTATCTGCTAAATACTCTGGAATAATCCCTTATTTTATAGATAACCCTCAAGAACGTATAGACTACTTTTTTAACTTTTGGAAATCAACACCTCATGTTCTATCTAATATTAAACAGAAATAATTTTACGCAGCTTACTGTCAATTCTATAAAGCAGAATATGCCCGATGCCGATTATAAAGTTGTAGATATGGAAGAAGGCGGAAGACTGCCTACAGCATTTAAGCATGCTAAAGGTTTGACTATGGTTGTAACAGGCGGCATTGTTTTAGACGTACAAGAAGGAGACTTGCCACCCGAAGAAAAACTATTAAAGCATCACTTAGCAATGAGCCGAGAAGCAGTTTTCTCAGATCACCCTCGTTGGCGTACTAATTATAATTTAATAAAGAGCCGTCTCCATGACGGTGTTGTAGATATGTCTATATTTATAATCAATCCTACTAAGTGGAAAAAAGTGCCCAAAAGCGACAGTAACTTTTTACTAGGTAGAAAGGTACTGTATATGCCGCGTTACATGAATCACAGAGACGATCCTACAATAGGGACTTGTATGGGAGGAAGAGATATACTTACCTATGGCTCTTTAGGACATGATGCACCTGTTTTAAACTATCTAACTCATTTATATTCGGGAGAAGCTAGTGTTAGAGAAACTTTTGGGTGTTGTTTTGATAGGCTACTACCTTATACTGATAATCTGCCAGAGAAAGAAAAAGCAATTGTAGAAAGGCTAGGAAATCTTACGAAAGTAAGAGTGGGAAAGTTAAGAAAGATGTTAGTAGACATAAAAAAAGCCCCTGATTAAAGGGGCTTTCTTCGTTATGGATGTACCGGAAAAGCAATCTGTGCTTGTAACATTTCTGCTATTCCTTCTACCTGTTCCTCGGTAGACCACAGCACTCCTAGATTAAACTGAATAACTCCAGGTCTAGAGCCTTGCCGAGTACAAATATTTTCAAATGCTAAAGCATACTTGCACATTATCTCAGGAAGCTCATCTACAATATTTGCTTCATTTATATTAACTCGAATATCTGATATTCCGTCCCTATTAAAGACTTGTACTTCCGCGGACTCTTCATTGATATACAACGAATCATCTTTGGCTGAAGCTCTACTAAACTTTGAATTACCAAAGTTAGGAAAAGATCCTGTAATATCAGGAAACCATATATTACTACCAAAGCTCTCTACTCTCTCATTCTGCTCTACATTGTTCTTTGCGAAATCATCGAGCATACCCATATAACTTAGTTCGCTAGAAAAGCGAAAGTCTTGTTCTTGTTCTTGCTGTTCACTCATTTTTATATTCCTTATACGATCTCGCAAGCACCGCCAACACAGGCAAGTTCTTGAGATCCAGTTGTGTTATCTTCTTTTTCAAACTGAGCTAAATCTTCCCAGTTTACATTTTGTGGCATTTCAGACACTAATCTATCGTACTCTTCTTCACTAATATCTTCATATGGAGCCTGCTGATAAGTGTGATCACTTGTAGGAAGCAAACTAATTCCAGAACATAGATCAAAATTATCCCAAATCCATTGTGATACTTGTAAGTATTCACTATCAGTGTAGTATACAGTTACACTTGGCTTGTGTTCGCACCAGTGATTCTGATAAGCTTTCCATAATCTTAGCTGATGCATTGCACCTACATCTTTTACGCAAGTACTTGCTTCGGGAGCCTTTACAGGAAAGCTAAAGACTACAGAAGTAGGAGACATTACATCTTGTTCCATGGGAAACCCTGCTTGTTCCATATAGAGAGCAAGTGGATCTTTTTTGTCTGAACGTACACGGCGAATGTAATGCTTGCTGAAACGAGGATGAATACCGGAAGCACTGTCAACAAGCTGAGAAACAGTACCGCTTGGCTTAACGCACGTAATAGCGACAGACTGATTAACACCAAGCCTTTCAGCCCATTCTTTATTTGTTGCAATACTAACATCTCTCATTTCCTCTAGCCACACTGCTAGCATTGGTGACTCTGGGTCTCCACCCAAAATTGCATGATCCATAATACCTGTTAAACTTACGCCCAACAATGCCTCTTCTTCGGTGTTACGCTTCCAGCGCACCCGTAGATACCTAAAGTCTGTAAGAGTAGACTGCAATGTACCAATGATGGTAGCTTTGCGTACTTTCTCTTTTAGTGTTTCTAGTGTATCATCTGCTCGTACTACAACTTCTGATAAGTTACAGAACTCGTTGCTTCGTAGAATAATCTCAGAACAAGGGTTAGTACCAAAATCATGCTCAGGATCACGGCGACCATTACGAGCTGCAATTTTTTGTGCCGCTACACGACTAAACAATCCACGCTCACCCGACTTAGACTCATATAAATTCTTCATTTCGGTCAAGAACGCTTCGAAGTCGGGCTTTTCTGTATATGCTACAGAATTATTTGCTAGACGACGCTGACCTTGATCTATCCACCACTGACCTGACTTAGCTTTTGACATACGTTGGTCTGATAGATTAGACAAACTAATCAAAGCAGATCTACGAACGCCACCAACTACTACAATATCAGCAATCTTACAGCAGACATCATGGCACTCAATACTTGTGAGTTTACGTCCTTTTGCTTTCTGGAATATTTCTACACAGAAACGGAACAAGTCTTGCAAAGGTTCTGGGCCACTTGCTCGCCCACCAAAAGTCTTAAGTCTAGCACCTGCTGGACGTACTCGGCTCATATCCCACTGAGGTAATTTACCTGCATAAAGCATGGCAATCAACTCGCGGAAGGCACTTGCCCATCCTAGCTTACTATCACTTACTACAATTGTAGAACTTGTTTTATGGAATGTCTCCGCTACTTCTGGTAGCTTATTGATGAAGTTACGTTCTACACTAAAGCCTACACCTGTACCACACATCAATACATACATCAGCTCGTCAAAAGCTCGTGGATGGTCGATATGCAAGTAACTACAGTTAAAGCCTGCTACGTTATCACGCTTGAGGGCTTCACCTGCTGTCATCATACAACGCATAGAAGGCATAACTTCTAAAGCATGAATAGCATCCCAGATCTCTTGTCCGTTTTCATCATCTAACTGCTCTCTTTCCTTAAAGAAGTCAACATAGCGACTGCATGTCTCTCCCCATGTCTCACGACGTCCTTCTTCTTCTAGCCAACGGGCGTATCTACTCTTATGAATAAAACTTTGATACTGATCCATTATACCATTCTCTCCTCAATATTGGACACATTGTCCTTGCCTATTGCATCATCGCAATATGTTACTAAATCCATCAACTCGTAGTTTTTTAGCAGTACTTCTGCGTTCTCATTCAATTCTTGTATGTACTTGTATTTGCCCTCGATGGGTATACAATCATAAATTGACATGGCATCGCCATACTGTTCTATAAGTTGTTGTGCTCTTTTCGGCCCTATGCCGTTGATTCCTGGGACATTATCACCTTTATCTCCTGTTAAACACTTAAAAGAGATATACTCTTCTGGTTTAACTTCGTAGTGCTCATGCCAGTTATCTATTGTTACCTCTTTTCGAGTAACGTAAGAAAATCTACTTACACCGTCCTGAATCAATAAGTCCCAGTCTCGGTCACTAGATACCAGCCAGATATTTTCTAATCCGTACTGTTTTCTTTGCTTTACAAGGTGGGCAGCAAGATCATCTGCCTCTACACCTTTGTAGCGAAGAACGTCATAGCTTTCTGACAGTAATTCTAGTGTTTCTTCGTACTCTTCAAAGAAGTCAATAAATGCTTGCTTCTCTGCTTCAGTTTGTTCAGCATACTTATCTTTTCGATTCTGTTTGTATTCTGGTAGTATCTCTTTTCTATAACTAGATGATCCCCAATCTGCGGTAATAATAATTTTACCACAATTGTAAGATGTTGCTAGAGATCTTACTGTTTCTACATACTGATGTCTAAAATCTGTTCTGCCTTGATGCTTCCACCGAAAAGCTAAGTTTAGTGCATCTACTATGAGTACACCGTCTTGGTTGCGTTCGTTAAAATTAAAAGCCACCTATCCACTCCGTCTTTTCTGTTTTTAACCAATCTTCCATTAGTAGTACATAACAATTCAAAAAACGAATATACAGATACTCCTCTGTGTTTTCTGGCTTATTCTCTGTTACTACAAATACTTTAGATCGATCATACTTAAAAAATAGCATTGGCTTTTGGTCGCCACCTGCTGCTTGTACTACAACTTTCTTCCACCATCTGATAAGATTATTTGTTTTAGGTTGTGTAAATATCTTATCAGTGAGAGCAGAGTCTTTGTAATTCTTTACCTCTATACAGTAATGATTTCTCTGATTAGGGACATACAAGTCCCCTTTCAGATATTCAAGAGCGCCCGAGGCAGGCACTCTCTCAAATTTCAGTCCGGTCGCTTCCCTCAGCATGTCCCTCACTAGGTACTCGCCTCTCGCTCCCTTCGCTCTCGAATCTACCATCTTCATCCTCTTCTTTCTTCTTGGGGTCTGATCTTAACTGATCCCAGTGATTTTGTTGTGCCCACCACATTCTTCTTCTACCTGCGCTCATCCTTACTCCAGTACGCTAGTGTTTCCATCCTTGACTACTTCGATCTTCTCTAACAGTGGGTGTGACCAACCATGAGAGACTAGATAAGTATTCATATCTTCTCGTAGTAGAACTTCTACTATACGCTCTTTTCCGGCATCATCAAGAACACTAATAACTTCATCTAAAAACAATACATTGATTTTAGACTTTGATATACTACTCATCAGTCGACGAATGGCTATCAAAGTAGCAGTATTTACCCTAGCCAACTCGCCAGAAGAAAGTGCTAGAATATCTACTACATTACCGTTATCAGTAATTTGTACGTTTAACTTATCATTTGAAACAACAAACTCAAGCGTAAACCTACCATCAGAGAGTTCAGCCAAGTACTCATTTGCTAACTCTTCAAGTTCTCCAACTAAGTTTTCAATCTTGTATGCAAGTAAACCATTTGTGCTAAAAGACTTTTTCAATACTTCTAGATCTGCTTCTAGTTTTTGGTTGCCTGCGAGTTTACCATCGTACTCTTCTTGCTGTTCAACAAACTCGGCTGTCTGCTCTTGTATTACTTGAATACGAGTATTGAGTCTTGTTCGTTTTTCGTTCTCTGCTGCATTTTCTGCCAATTGGGTTCTGGCTTCGGATAATACACTCTTCAGTTCCGCGATTTTTGAATCCACTTCAGACTCTTCCAGTATTTCCGTTGGTAGAGATTTGTCGTAGGAGCGGAATAAGTCTTCCCATTCCTTTTGCGCTTTTTGATTATTTTCAAAAGTTGCATTGTTTGCTTTAATCTCATGAATTTGAGGACGAATCTTCATAGCTTTGCCATGAGCTTCATCACGCTTTACGCGCTCGCCTTCAATCATTGCTTTTTCGGAAGAAACATCAATAGATTGCCCACAA